ATACCAATGAAAACTTATGGGCAAGAACTCAGCCAGACATGAAGGAAATACATAACCGTCTAAAAGAGATTGCCAAAAGAATCAACAGAATGGGAAAATAATATGAACCTAACCAACATAGCAAAACAAGTATTAAAAGAAGATAGTTGGGGCAATAACCCATCTGCTGCTGGCGGTATGTCGCCTGGCCGTGCCCCTACTGCTACTACTCCTCCGCCAGCACAAAGTGGCAATGTTGTGGACATTTCCCAATCATTCAGGAACTTCAAGCTAAATCTTGAAAAAAGCGAAGAAACTATTGTAAAGAAGTTTGTTGAAGAACTAAAGAAACAGTTCTTGAAAAAGACTGTTACTGCCAATGCCTCAAAAGGCAGTGTCGGTCAGATTGAAAAAGATTATACAATAACTGTGACTGATATTCAGGTTCGTTATATGAAAGACAGGTATTATGTTGTATTTTCTGGTAAAGAAGGCAATGCATCTCAGTCTGATTATTATCTGGACGATTCTCAGATACAAGTAAATCCAGCCACATCATCTTCTACACAACAGTCTGGACTAAGAAATGTCGGCGGCATTGTACCAATGAAGCCAACTTCAGCAGGTTCGCCTGTTGCTAAGAATATACTTCCACAAGGATAAAATATGAGCAAGCAACTACTAGTAGATTTTATACCATTTGACATCTCTCCGCAGATGCTCAACGAAGCACGTTCAAATCCAAACGCACCTCTTGTATTGTCTGGACCACTCCAAAAAGCAGGCGAAAAGAATCACAACGGTCGCGTATATCCAAAAGAAGTGCTTGCTCGCGAAATAGAAAAGTATAAACAAGTTATCGGCGAACGCCGCGCTCTTGGCGAACTTGACCATCCAGATAGTTCCATCATCAATCTAAAGAACGTATCCCATAATGTTGTAGAATGCCATTGGGAAGGCGATACTGTTGTTGGTAAGATTGAACTATTGACAACACCATCTGGTAATATTGCTCGTGAACTTATCAAGAACAATGTGCGTCTTGGCATCAGCAGCCGTGGTCTTGGCAGTGTTCGTCAAATGAATGAAAACACCGTAGAAGTTCAAGATGACTTTGAGCTACTTTGCTTTGACCTTGTAAGTTCACCATCAACTCGCGGTGCTTATATGTCGCCAGGTTCGATCAATGAAGGTGTAAATCGCAGTCAAGTCATTGCTTCAGTCGGAGCAAATGACATCAACAAATATCTAAAGATAGAAAATATCATCCGAGATATTCTATCCGAAGTAAGGTAATTTTATAACAACACGTATATATTTATAATATATGAATAGTAAAATTACCAATCCATATCTCAAACAGATATTGTCTGAAATATCAAATAACGCCAACAAGAATAGATTAAGTGATTTGAGTTGGGAAACTATATACGAAGCAAGAAAAAAGAAGGGCGTCAAAAAAGAACAAGACGAAAAGAAAAAAGACGCGCCAGCAGAAGAACCAGCAGCAGACGAAACTGGTGGAGATTTGCCACCGTTAGGAGGAGCAGATGAAACCCCAAAAGATACTAGTGCGGCTAAACCAGCGCCAGCGGCAGGAGCAAACCCAACCGATAAAGCAGACGCTTCGCCTAAAGCCGGTCCCAAAGATGACGCGGGTGGAGCCGACGCCGGTGCAGAAGACGCTGGAGGAGACGAAGCAGAACAAGCAAAGGCAGATGCTGCCAAAGCAAAGGCGGAGCTAGAAAAAGCCAAAGCCGAAAAAGAAGAGGCGGAAAAAGAAATTAAAAAAAATAAATATGTAAAACTTTCTTCTTCCAGTGGAACTCAATTTTTACTTGGAAAAATTATTGATCACGCATTTAAGTCAAACACAATCGACGCACTTGCCGCAGAAATGGTTGATAAACTAAAAGTACAAACTCCGGAAGATATGGATGAATTTTCCGAAGATGTTGTTACATATATGACTATACCGGGTATGCCAGAATTAATTTCTAGCATGAAAACTCTGGCAACAAAACAGCCAGAAGCACCAGCAGAAGAACCAGCCGCTTAAAATATTAAAATTATGAATGTACTAAAACTAAGAAATTTGATCGAAGGAATTGAAACCAAGATGGATGGTAATGTTCATCAAGAAGCTGCTTGGTCTGTTGAAGAAAAGAAGATGGCACTTGAAGCAATTGGCAAATATAATGAATATGGTGGTCAGCTTCGTCGCGAATATAATCTAATGGAAATTGCTCATACACTAGCAAAGATTACAGAAGCGGCTGAAAAATTCACAATGACAGAAACAGAAGACTGGTTTGATAAAAAGACAGTTTCTGAAAACATGAAACAACTTCGCAGAGTGTCAGAAGAGTTCAACAAACTTGCTAAAGAAGCACACACAATGCAGCAACGTATGGAAGCATTGTATGAAGATGGTGGCCACGTACTAAGTCGTTATTTTGAAATTAGAGATCTTAACGAAGGTGCGGGACCAGCAGTATCAAAGATCAAGAAGCCAGAATAAAATATAAAAAGTCAAAATATTTTATATTTTTTGTAAATACGTATATATTTATTTATTATAAAATGCGTCATTCTTTGATGCGAAGCTAAAATCAACCATTTTGAAACTCTTAATAGTTTCATCAACAATAAAGATAAAACTATTATGTCAGATCTACTAAAACAAGCTATCGCAGACGCTAAGGCTGTACGTGCTACCGCCCTCGCCAATGCCAAGGCTGCTTTGGAAGAAGCATTCACACCAAAAATTCAAAGCATGTTAGCTGAAAAGCTAAAGCAAGAAGTTGCCGGTGAAGAAGCACTCCCAGTAGCCGATGAAACACCAGCCGCTCCTGCCCCAGAAGTTCACGCCGACGCTGCACAAGATGCTGCTATGATGGCCGCTGCTCCAGCCCCAGAAGCTGCACCAGCACCAGAAGCCGCTCCTGCTCCAGAAGCCGAAATGACTGAAGAAGAAATGGACGAAGAAGCAATCCGTGGTACAATCGGTGCTGAACTCGATCCAACTCTTGCTACATCAAACATCCAAGAAGGCGACAAGGCTTCTGGTGATTATAAGAAGACCACAAAAGGTCACAAGACTGAAGATCCAGGCAAGAACATGGTTGTTAAAGGCACCAGCCTATCAACCAAAGGTTCTCTTCCTGCTACAAAAGGAACAGAAAAGGCTTCTGGCGACTATACCAAGACAACCGCCGGTCACAAGACAAATGACCCACAAGGTCCAGATAATGACCAAGTTGCTTTGGAAGAAGGTGAAGAAATCAGCGACGAATCCCTAGAAGAAATTCTAAAGGAACTAGAAACCAGCGTAAATGAAGTTGGAATGGAAGAAATGTCCGCTCCAATGGAAGCTGCTGCTGGTCACGGAGAAGACGAAGAGATCAATCTCGACGAACTTCTGTCCGAAGGTGAAGACGAAGACGAAAAGGAAGAAGAAAAAGAAGAAGCAAATGAAGGTAAACTTCCTCCTGGTCTTGCCAAGTACCAAAAAGAAAAAGCTGAAAAAGCTGAAAAACATGATGACGAGAAGGAAGAAGCCAACGAGTCAATCATTAAAGAAAATCTTTCGTTGAAGAAGGAAAATGAAGAATACCGTAGCGCAGTTGTTTATCTACGGGACCGCATCAATGAAGTAAACCTGCTCAATGCCAAGTTGCTATATACGAACAAATTGTTCAAACAAGCTAACTTGAACAACGAGCAGAAACTAAAGGTAATCGAATCGTTTGACCTCACGAAGTCTGTTCGTGAAGCCAAGCTCGTTTACGCAACATTGGCCGAATCGTTTAGTTTCGGTGCCAAGAAGGAAGTTGTTCCTGCTGCAAAGAAGGTGTCAACAACCGTCAAGACTATCACCGAAGGTCTAGCCAGCAAACCGGTTGCATCAACCAAACCAACAAAACCAGCAGTTATCTCGGAAGGTGCCGAAATGGCAAACCGCTTCAAGAAGCTCGCAGGTATTCGTTCATAAATCAACAATCAAACCTTAATAAAGGAAAATTATGTCAGATATCAAATCACTACTAACTGAGACAACCAATCCAATGGTTAAGCTCATGTCCGAAACCCGTGGACTCGTATCCAAGTGGGAAAAGACTGGTCTTCTAGAAGGCATCAAGAGCGACATGGAAAAGTCACACATGTCCATTCTTCTGGAAAATCAGGCTAAACAACTAATCGACGAAGCTACCCGTACAGGAACTTCATCGAACTCCGAACAATGGGCAGGCGTTGCTCTACCATTGGTTCGTCGTGTGTTCGCTGAAATTGCTGCTAAGGAATTCGTCAGCGTTCAGCCAATGAACCTGCCATCCGGTCTAGTATTCTATCTAGACTTCAAGTATGGTAGCGATCAGGCTGGTAAGCCAGCATTCAGCGGTAACTCGCTATTCGGTGGTACGGGCACCAAGCTAGGTTCAACCGACAGCGCAACCAACGGTCTATATGGCCAAGGTCGCTTTGGTTATACCATCAATGACCAGACAGCTACCCCAGCAATGACCACCGGTTCTAATAGCACCGCAAACGGCCCAACTTGGGAAGACATCAACTTCAACACCGACCTCAGCGCTTCCTTAAGCGCAGGAAAGATTCAGTCGGTAACCGTTTCCTTGAGCGGAACAAACTTCGACGCCAATGGCGCTCGTGCTTTCACCGTCTCTGGCTCCGGAATCGTTGATTTCTATCCAGCATTCACAACCGTTTCTGGCAACAACGTAATCTTCTACGTTTCGGGTTCAGCAGTCAGCGGCAATGCGTCTGTTGCTTATCACAAGCAGCCAGCCGACAGCAGCCGTGGCGACTTCGAAGACACCGCAGCTTCCGCTGGCGCTGGCACTTCAGGTCTATATGCCGACGTTGGTATTCCAGAAGTAAACCTAGAGCTAAAGTCTGAAGCTATCGTTGCCAAGACCCGTAAGCTAAAGGCCGTCTGGACCCCAGAATTGGCTCAGGACTTGAACGCATATCACTCAATCGACGCAGAAGCAGAACTTACTGCTCTATTGAGCGAATACGTTTCGATGGAAATCGACCTCGAAATCCTCGATATGTTGCTCGTCAATGCTCCAGCAGTAACAACTGAATTCTGGTCCGCTCGTATCGGTCAGGAATACAATGCTACAACCGGATTGTTCGCTGACACAGCTGCTAACCGCACTGCTTATGTCAAGAGCACCTGGTTCCAGACATTGGGTAACAAGATCCAGAAGGTCAGCAACAAGATCCACCAGTTGACCCTGCGTGGTGGTGCAAACTTCCTAGTTTGCAGCCCAGACGTTGCTACCATCATCGAAAGCATCCCTGGCTTCACAACCAACACGGACGGCGATCAAGCCAAGTTCGCAATGGGTGTTGCCAAGGTTGGCGCTCTAAGCAACCGTTGGACCGTTTACAAGAACCCATACATGACCGACAACGTTATGTTGGTTGGTTTCCGTGGAAGCAACTTCCTAGAAACCGGTGCTGTATACGCTCCATACATCCCACTGATTCAGACACCATTGGTGTACGACCCAGTGAACTTCACACCACGCCGTGGCGTGATGACACGTTATGCCAAGAAGATGATCAGGCCCGAATTTTACGGCAAGATCGTCATCGGCAACCTCAACGAAGTTTAATACTTCGCCTCTTAGAGGGAAAACTACAAAGAACCGGTCGAAAGACCGGTTTTTTTTTTACCATATACGAATTCTATGGTAATATTAAATCAATAAAAAACCCCACTTTATTGTGGGGTTAATTTTTATCGTCTATAGCGATGATGGTAATGGTGTTTACCAACATACCAAAAATCGCTACGCATATGTATATACATTGGAGTATAATATTCTGGTTGAACAACAATTACTCTTGTTGGCGGATATTCCGGTCTGCTAACAACATGACCTCCGGTTGTTGCACAGCCAGATAGCAATAGTAATGGCAATAATAATAGTGATAATAATTTCATAGTTTTATGCCGCAGATTTCATCACATTATAGTTCCATTGCATTCGTTTTTTTACACCAATGTTTTTGGTCGATCTATATTCGGCGTGATTGAGATATTCCTTTGCTGCATCACCAAACTTGTTTTGAGATAATAACCTCATTGTTTTTGGTCCCATATCTCCTCTAAATAATGCGTTGATTATAGCCAGTTTTATGGTCAACGGCATACCATCAAAATTTGACATCTTGGACTTGGCGAGTTTTATTTTTTCGCGTATATCTTTTTCCAACAGGCGTTCTGCTTCACTGTCTGTTAGTCCTTTGCTAAAATCTTCACCGGGTAATAACTTATGCCCATATGCTATAGTATCTGAGCCGCCTTCCAAGCTTTTGTGTGGAAACCATTTTTTTGACTTTTTATCAAACCCACCTTTTGGATTATTTACGCTATTTTCAAACGGCTTTATTATATTCATCGCCTTTGTAATCAGCAATCCTTCATCGCCTGTTCCTGAAAAATCAACATCTGGTCTTGTATATGGTTTACCTGCTCCATCTCCCGCTGCTTTAGCATATGATATTTGGGCTGGAGGCACTACAAACTTTACATCGACTGGTTGTACATCGCCAATATCTTCGCGGATTATTTTGTTCTTAACCAGTATATCTTTCAGTTTTATCATACTATATAAATATATAGCACTTGGCGTATCTATTCTAATATTATAATTTATACCTATCTCATTTAGGAGGTGTTGATATATTTAT